CAGTTGGCGACAGACTTTTAGTTAAAAATCAAACAACAGCTTCTGAAAATGGTATCTATTCGGTAACAACGCAAGGTGATGGTTCAACTGCCTTTGTATTAACAAGAGCAACTCCTGAAGACCAACCAAGTGAATTATCAGGTGGCGCTTTCGTATTTGTTGAAGAAGGTACTGCTAACGCAGATAACGGTTATGTATTTACACACACAGGTGCTCCAACTTTTGGAACAACATCTTTAGATGTAGCACAATTTTCTGGTGCAGGTCAAATTGACTCTGGTGCCGCTTTAAGTAAAACAGGTAATAGACTTGATGTTGAAGTTGATAACTCATCAATTGAAGTTGCAACAGATTCATTAAGAGTTAAAGCTTTAGGTATTACAAATGCTATGTTAGCAGGTAGTATAGCGAGTTCTAAACTAGCAGACCCGATTTTCTTTACAGATGAAAGTTCAACGCAAGGTCAAGTATCAGTAGGTGGTACTTTAGAGTTTATAACAGGCGAAGGTATTAATACAACTGCTAACGGAAATAAATTAACTATTGCAGGTGAATTAGCAAGTTCATCTAATATTGGTGTTGCAAAATTTAACTCAAATAATTTTACGGTAACTTCAGGTGATGTTGAAGTAACCACTATTGACGGAGGGTCATTTTAGTGTTTAATGTTATTAAAAAATGGTTTGATAGTGTTTTAAAATCTTATGATGGTAAACAAGTAAAATACTTATCAGGTAAAAAGAAAAGTAAAGAAGTTAAACTAGTTGATTTAGAATATAAAACAAAAAAAGAATTAGAGACTATCGGTAGAAAAATCGGTATAGAATTAGATAGACGATTAACTAAAGATAAATTAATTAACAGAATTAAATATAAAGTTAGAAATAGGAATAGAAAATAATGGCAACCGTAATAAAACCAAAACGTTCATTTACACCATTACAGATACCAGCAGCCTCAGCTCTTGAAGTTGGTGAATTGGCTATGAACGCCTCTGATGGTAAGTTTTATACAAAACTATCAAATGGTACCGTAAAAGAATTAGGTGGTGCAGGTTCAGTTATTTTACAAGACGTTACCACTAATGGTAATATTACTACAAACAATATTGTATTAAACGGTTCAGATTTAGTATTTGAAGGATATCTTGCAAACGCTTATGAAACTACATTAAGAGTTGTTGAGCCAACGGCAGATAATCTTATTAAATTACCTAACGTATCTGGTGATGTAATCACAACTGGAAATTTAACTAAAGATGGTACTGCTACTGGTGACCCTTTAGCAGCTGAGGGAGACGCCGTTGCTTTTGCAATCGCATTAGGGGGTTAATAGATTATGGCTAGTTCGTTTATTAATGCAGGTGCAGCTCTAAATGTAGGTGATTCGGCTAGTGCTAACGTTTATACGTGTCCAGCAGGCACAAAAGCAGTTATCCACGCTTGTATGATATCAAATTTAAATAGTTCAGGTACTTCAAAAGGAACAATCAAAATTACGACAGATGGTGGTTCAACGTTCAGACACGTTATAAAAGACGGTGAGGTACCGCCAAATGACACTTTACAGATGGATAAACCTCTAAATTTAGAGGCTGGTGATATAATTAGAATATATGGTGATGTATCTAATATGGAATGTTTTTTATCTATATTAGAATTAAGTTAAAAACTTTTATAAATATAGATAGAATTTAAGTTAGGAGAATACCAGAATATGGCACTAGTAGTTAATAAAGTTTACAACGCTAAAGACGCAAATGGTAAAACGATTACTAGTGAGTATAGTTTTCACGCTTTAAGTCGTGATGAAAATGGCCTTTTAACTTATACCAAAAGTAATTGGTATAGCGGAGACCAAATTAATATGGACAACGGTGAGGGAGTTGCTTACAATTCAGTAGGTGATTTTCAAAAGAATGAGTTGACGTATGCTAGTGGCTCGTATTCAGTAGGGCATAATATTAATGATATACCTATTGATTATAATTCAACAAACGACCCTAGACAGGCGAATACTACAAACAGAAAATATGAGCAACACGTATTTGATGAAAATAAAGCGACATACTTTATAAATGATGATGGTTATTTGGTATTAAGAATTGGTAGTGAATATACATACGGTGCTAAAGATGGTGCAACAGGTAACTGGACACCGTAATAAGGAAATATAGGAAAAAACAATGGCAGATTTTGTACTAGGTAGACTAAAGTTTCACTTTAAAGGCTCTTGGACTACTGGAACGGCTTATATAAAAGATGACGTACTTACTTATGGTGGTAATGCGTTTGTATGTAAAGTAAACCACACAGCGGCAGCTGATTTCTACACAGACTTAAATGACTCAACGCCTAAATGGGCAAAAATGGCCGGCGGTTTTGAATACAAAGGAAATTGGGCGGCAACAACTCTTTATAAAGTTGACGACATTGTTACCTTTGGTGGTTCAACTTACAGATGTTTAACAGGACACACTTCACAAGCAGACTTGTATGATGATAATGCTAAGTGGCAAACATTTGCCGCTGGTTTAGCTTGGAGAGGTGATTGGGCAACTTCAACATCTTACAGAAATGATGACATAGTTAAATATGGTGCAAACACATATCTATGTACAACTCAACATACATCTTCAGGTACAACTTTAGATGAAACAAAATTTACTTTATTCGTATCAGGATTAGAATTTGAAGACTCTTGGTCTTCATCAACTTTATACCAATTAGGTGACATAGTAACCTACGGCGGTTATAACTATGTTGCTGAAAGAGCAAACAACAATGTTATACCATATAACAACTCTTCAGATTGGAAATTATTAACAACAGGATTTAATAACACAGGTACTTGGTCAAACTCTACAGCATATAAAACTGGAGATACCGTCAATCACGGTGGTCATTATTACGTGGCTAAAATTGATGGCACAGGTCAAGAACCAACAGGTACAACTAACTCATATTGGGATTTGGTTGTAGAAGGTATTTACTGGAGAGCTTCTTGGTCATCTGCTACTGCTTACAAAATTGGTGACGCAGTATCACACGGCTCATCTTCATACAGAGCAAAAACAAATCATACATCATCAGCTTCTAATAGACCAGATGTTTCAGGTCAAACAGATTGGGACTTACTTGCAGAAGGAGATTCAAACGCAACTCTAACTACAAGAGGTGATATACTAACTAGAGACGCAACTCAACGAGTTAGATTACCAATCGGTGCAGCTGGTACTTTCTTAAAATCAGATGGTACAGATATTGTATGGGCATTACCAAATGTAGCAAACAAAGTTTATTACGTATCAACAAACGGTGTTGATAATACAGATACAGGTAGAGGTTCTTCTCCTGAATTACCTTGGAGAACATTAAACTATGCTTGTTCACAAACATTTTCAGATTCAACAAATTTTAAAACAATTAAAGTTTCAACAGGAACATATACTGAACAATTACCAATTAGAGTAGGAAGAAAAACTGCTATCATAGGTGATAACTTACGAAGTGTTACCGTTTCGCCAGATACTACAACTGATAACGGTGCTGGTGCAGGTATTTCAAGTGATGGTTCAACACCAAATAACAGACAGACAATGTTTAGATTAAATGACTCTTGTACATTATCTGGTATGACATTTAGTGGTATGACAGGTCAATTAGCGTCTTCGCCAAGTTCAGATGGTTTAACAAGACCAACAACTGCTACAGGTGCAACAGCAACAGGTGTTGTTTGTGCTCTTGACCCAGGTTCAGGTCCTACTGACACGTCTGTTCATATTGTTGCAAGGTCACCTTTTGTACAAAACTGCTCATCTATTGGTACTAGAGCTATCGGTATTAAAATTGATGGTTCTTTACACAATGCAGGTAATAAATCAATACTTGCAAATGACTTTACACAGGTCATTGATAACGGTTTTGGTGTATGGATATTAAATGGTGCAAAATCAGAATTAGTATCTGTATTTACATATTACTGCTATGTTGGCTATCTTGCTGACTCAGGCGGTGTAATGCGTTCACTAAACTCTAACAACTCTTATGGTGAAAGAGGTTCAGTTGCTTCAGGTGTTGACCCTAACGAAACACCGGTAACATCAACGGTAACTACAAGAGATAATGAGGCAATCATTGGTAGAGCATTAGTATCAAACGCTGGTGTTTACAGATTAGAACAAGAATACGCAGGTGAAACTTATACATCTGCTACAGAAACAATTACAGGTTCAGGCGCAAATGCTAACTTCACAGCTGACTTTGCTGACGGTGCAGTTAAACATATTGATACAACAACTAATGGTGCAGGTCACTTCACTACAACTGGTGTTGCTCAAGGTGGTTCAACTACAACTATCAGATTAGCAGCTGCTGATACGCAAGCTGACGATTTCTATAACGGAATGAGAATTACAATAACAACTGGTACTGCTTCAGGACAAACTGCTTATATTGGAGATTACACTTCATCAACTAAAACTGCTACCGTTTTCAAAGAAGATGGTTCAGCAGGTTTTGATGTATTTGGTCCAACTTCAGTTGCAGTTGCTCCAGACGCAACAACAAATTATGAAATTGAGCCAAGAGTAACCATCACAGGCGGTGGTTCTCCTACAAGAAACGCATTAGCAAGAGTTGTAATTGAAAATCAAATAATTAAAAAATTCTTAATCATTGATGGTGGTGCAGGTTATTCATCTGCTCCTTCGGTAACGGTAACTGACCCTAACGCAACAACGGTTGGTACTGGTACTGCTACGATTGGTGATGGAGTAATTTCAAGATGGACTTATGTAGCTGCAGGTTCAGGTTACAAACAAGAGAACACAGCAGGTACCGTAAGCGGTAATGGTTATGCAGATATCTTACCAGTAGGTGCTACGGTAAAAACTTCAGGTCTTTCTGCTCAACCAAAAGCAGGTTCAAGTATTGTATTTTCAAATGCTTCAAGTGTAAGTTATATTATAGTAAGTGTTCTTGCACACGCAAACGGTGGTATAACAAATATGGAAGTATCACCAAATATTTCAAAAGCAAATGCTCCAACACACGGAACAACTGCTACAATTAGACAAAATTATTCAAATATAAGATTAACAGGTCACGACTTCCTAGATATTGGTACAGGTGGTATATCAACTACAAATTATCCTGACTTAAATGGTTATACACAAGCGCCAGACCAAGCAGACGAAGTTTACGATTTAGATAGAGGTAGAGTATTCTATACTTCAACCGACCAAGATGGTAACTTTAGAGTTGGTGAATTGTTTAGAGTAGAACAATCAACAGGTAAGGCAACATTGAACGCAGAAGCTTTTGACCTTTCTGGATTGAGACAATTATCTTTAGGTTCAGTTGCATTAGGAAATTTTGGTGCAACAATTTCAGAATTTAGTACAGATGGTACTTTAGGTGATAATTCTGATACTGCTCTCGTAACCGAGAAAGCAATTAGAACATTTGTTGAAAATCAACTAGGTGGTGGTCAAAACAACTTGACCGTTAACTCTGCTCAAATAGGTGAAATAACAATTTCTGGTGCGAACATATCAGCTTCAACTGGAAATACAACTACATTTACAACAATACCACAAACAAGTGTAGCGCCAACTTTGGCAAATCATTTAGTAAACAAAAATTATGTTGATGGTTCGGTAACTCCTAATTTACAAACATTATCTTTTGATAGAGATACAGGACAATTAAACAGAAAAGTAATAACTAACTTTAACGTTGTAAATCAATATGAAGATACATTATTTAATGCTGCTGAACAAAATGCAGGTTTTGATGTAATAAATGGTTCTGTTAGAATTGAAATTGACAAAGCAGGAAATTTAATTTATAGAACAACAGGAGACGCTGAGCAAGGTGTAGAAACTCCTAGCAACGAGTAATTATAGATATAAATAGGATAGAAAATGGCAATTACTAGAACAAAAATCGGAAATTTATGGTTTAATTATCGTGGCGAATACGATAATTCTGTCGCATATAAAAAAGACGATATCGTATTATGGAACAATACTGATTATTTAATGATAAGAGAGTCAGATACAACAGGTAAAAGACCTGAACAAAATACAATGTATCATTATAATATTCAGGTTACAACTGACCCTACTGACTCAACAACAAAATTTCAAATAGACGCTGATGAAACTTCTACTATCGAATGGGCAACTGCTCTTTATGTAAGAAGAGGTGATAAAATTACTTTTTATCAAAATAATAATAATAATGATGACCAACCTTTGGCATTATCTACAACAGCTTCAAGTCAAACATCAAATTATTTAACTGAAGGTGTTTCTTATTATCATAATGAGGAACAAGTTTCAAGAACAGATTACGTAACCACAGCAAAATTTAATCCTAAAACTGCTAGAAGAGTAGTTGTAGAATTTACAAAAGATACACCAGATGAAATTTATTACTTCTCAGCTGGTACAGGTGGTGCAAGTTATGGTGCTAAAATTGTAGTAGCAGATTGGGACACTTGGAGACCTTTAAGAAATTCATTTAAGTGGAGAGACTTCCACGTAAATACAAGTGGTACGGTTTATTATGAAAATGATATTGTAAAAGTTAGACACGGAATTAATAATGACCAAGGTACAGATTACGAGGGTCAATCAAAGAAAGAAACTTTATCAACTTATATCTGTTTAAGACAACACACGACAGATGGTACAGAAAGATTTTTACCTTACAACAGAAATGTTGACACTAATGCAAATATGTATTGGATGAAAATGGGTGCTGAATATGAATCAGATGATGAAAGATATGAAAGTAATGGTGTTATCGAAACCGTAGATACTATCTCAGCCGCTGACTCTTCAAGATTGCACGGAGTATTTAGAAATGTATCTCCTAAATCTACATCAAACTCAGCCGCTAACGTACATCCAGGTATGTTTAAAATTACCGTTCAAGGTAACGGAAATATTTTAGGCGTTGATAATTTTGCAGCTGCTGACTCATCAAGAACAGCAGGTAAATATACAAACGTAACCCAATCAGCAACAACTGGTGCAGGTACGGCTGCTACTTTTGATGTTACCGTAGATTCAACAGGTGCAGTTTCAAAAATAGAAATTATTAAAACAAGAAATAAATCAGCAACACCTACAGGTGGTTCAGGTTATGTTGATGATGAACAATTAACAATTGCTGACGCTTCATTAGGTGGCGGTGGTGCTGCTGACTTTACTTTCTCTGTAAACGGAGTAGGTACAGCTGGTGCAGCTACAATTGAAGTAGAAAGAGAAAACAGAGATTCACAAAGACATAGAAGATGGTTTAATGACACAGGTATGATTTCAGGTGGTGAAAATAATGCCGTAAACGATACACTAACTTTTGATGGTGATATATTTGGTGGTGGTGCAGATTTAACTTGTCAAGTTGCTACGATTAGAAAACAAACTAGAGGTTCTGCTATTATGTACACAGGTAATCCACACGAATGTGTATCATTAATTAACAATGGTCCTTTAGGTGATGATAACAAATATTACAGATTATCAGGTCAAAGAACATCAAGACATTGTGTAGATTGGCCAGTATTCCACGGTGGTACAGGTAATATGTGGACTTGGGGTAGTTCTTCAACAGGTCAAAACGGAATGGACCAAACATTTATGACTGCTACTCAAATGCAATTTCCTCACTATGATTGGTGGAGAAGTACAGACAATGGCGGAACAGGTCCTCACACAACACCAGATGGTGAAGTTCCTAAAATTATTCAAATAGAAGGTGGTTATGAGTCAGGTATGGCTCTTATGAATTCAGGTGAATTATATCATTGGGGTTATGGTGGTCACGGTCAAAATGGTGACGCTTCAACTTCAAACCGAAGTTATGCTGTAAGAGTTGGTGGTACAGATACAAACGTTTACTTAGCTGCTAACGATTCAAACCACGTATTTAGAAGTGTAAGAATTAAAAGATGTTTCATATCAAACTGGCAAGGTTATAATGATAACACTCACTCTTGTTATGCAATTGATGAAGATGGTGAATTATGGTCTTGGGGTTATAACGGATATGGTCAATTAGGTACAGGTAATACAACTAACTATAACGTGCCTCAAAAAATTGCAAAAGCTTCTAACTTTAACAATAGTGAAATAGAAGCGTTTTGGACTTGTGGTGAAGCTTATGTAATGTGTTTAGCATATACTAAAGAGAAAAAATTATACGCTTGGGGTTATAACAATAACGGACAATTAGGTATAGGAAATACTACAAACCAATCTACTCCTCAAGAGGTAACAACGGTAACTTTTGATGGCACAGGTGTTGGTGAAATCAAAAAAGTTCAAATGTTAGCAAGAAGTTCTAGTTTATCAGCAGGTATCTTAACTGAAAGAGGAACAATTTATGTTGCAGGTTACAATAACCAAGGTCACTTTGGAAATGGTAACACTACAAACTTAAGCACTTGGACAATTTTATCAAATGGTCCAGGTAATTCTTCAAATGCAGATTGTGAAAACTTTTGGTGGGGTGGTAATGGTGACTATGCTCAACAATGGGTTGAAGATTCACTAGGTAATATTTTATGTGCTGGTTACAATAACCATTACTCATTAGGTGATGGTTCAAATACAACTAGAAACGGATTTGTAACCCCTAAATTCCAATTAGGTTCAGATACAACAAGAGATTTTAAAAATGTTAAAATGATTTCTTTCTATCCTCATTATAATGATTTAAGTACAAAAATATTAACTTGGGACGGAATGTTATATGCTACTGGCGATAATAGATACGGCCAATGTGGTTTTGGTTGGACTTCAACTAATGGAACAGCAGATAGAGATTCAGAAAACCAAAAAGAACACTTTAATAATGGCTATTTTATGCCAATGAGATTACCTTATTCAATGCAAGGTAAAGTCGAAGATGTTAGAGGTTGTGGTTATGGAAACAACTCTGACAACGTGTATGCTTTCTGGGAATACAAAACTTATGACAATAGATATTATCTAAATGGTTATGGTGGAAGTTATATAATGGGAAATACTAACGGTGGTCAAAGAGATATCCCTAGTCCACCAATTTTAGGATAAATAATAAGAGAGATAAAAAACTATGGCAAAAATTAATTTAGGAAGAGTTAAATTCGCATTTCAAGGCGATTGGAATAATAATACAAATTATCGTAAAGATGATGTTTGTTGGTTTAATAACTCTTTATGGATTTGTACTAACCCTTACTTATCAAATGGTTACGACAATATGGCGCCAGGTGATAAGAACACAGGTTATTTCTGGACAAGAACATTCTCAAATGACCCGGATAGACGTAGAGGTTACCACATTTTTGAAGATGACTTCCAAAGAAGTAATGAAACAGGTAATCCTGTAATCAATACTTCAAGATATGGTAATGATGAAAATACGCAAGAGTCAACTAGAAACGGTCAAAGATTTGGCCAAGCAGATTACTTTAACAATAACTCAAATAACGGTGGTTATTTTTTAGATTATCAATCACATTTATTAGAAGACAATGAAACTTACGCAATGGGTGACCCAGGTAATTTTATGGGTTATGGTGAGTTAAATACAAACAAAATTCAATTCTACCAAAATTATGTACCGGTAGAGAATAACTTTCACGTAGAAATTCAAACTTCACCAGCAAATAAATTTAAAATTGATAATAGAATTGCAAGCTCAACTTTAGGAAGAAATTCTTTTGGTGGCGAAGGCGGTGGTTGGAGAACATTTACACACTTTAAAGAAGGATTTAAATACAGATTTAATCAAAGACACGAAACTAATAAAACTTTTCCATTAGGATTTTCAACAACTGCTGATGGTATACACAACTCATCACCAGGAACATCATTAGCTGCTGATGAAGACGGACCATACTTTGTTGTAGGTACAACTTCAGCAGGAGATACTGGAGTTTTCTATCCATTATATCTATCAAGTGCAGGTGCAAATGCTGAAGATACAAGATTAGGTGGTGCAGGTTCAAGTGCAACACTAAACTTTACAGAAATTACAAGAGGACCTAATAACGAATTGGTTACAAATGAAAGTGGTACAAACTTTTATTTACCAGATATGATTGACTCAACTGCTGTTGATGAAAGAATATTTGAGGTTGCAGTAGTAGATGGTAACCCTAGTGACCACCCATATTACAATACAGGTTCTACAAAAAAATATTCTATCAATGGTTCAACTGCTACAGCAGATGTAACCTTAAATTTAGTAGAGGGTAAAACTTATAGATTTGACCAATCAGACGCTTCAAACTTAACTCACCCTTTAAGATTTTCTACAACTGCTAATGGTACTCACGCTTCAGGCTCAGAGTTCACAACAGGAGTAAGAACGGTAGGAACACCAGGTAAAAAAGGTGCATTTACAGAAATTAAAGTTAGAAAAGGTACTGCTAAATTATACTACTATTGCTCACAACATTCTGGTATGGGTTGGTCAGCAGACACAATTACGCCAAGTTCAAGAGCAAGAAGTTATGTACCTTCAAATATTCCTATGTACAAAGGTGCTAACAAAAATGGTTTAGTTAGATACTTCTTAAATAACAAACAGGTAACTGAAACACAATATAAAGAAACTTTTGCTGATACAATACCAAATGAAGGCAATTCTTACACAGGAGATATGCCAGCTTACACAACTGAAACTGGTGAAACAAGAGGTGGTCAAGTATATTCTTGGAAGAAAAATCAAGATAGACAAGTTGAGATTTATATTCCTGTAGGTTTCTATAAACAAAGAAGTCAAAAAATTTATCCTTTCTGTTTAGACTCAGCGGCAACAAAAGCAGATATGTATTCTGATTTAGGTTGGGACGTAGAAGAGTCTTGGAGAGGTTACAAACATTGGGACAGATTACAAACAGGTATTAAATTTTGTGGTAAATATAATCCAGCTCACCACTACAGCTACAATGATATTGTAATTTACAGACCAGAAAAAAGATTATCAGATGGTGAAATATCACCTCAAGGTCCAACAGGTATTTACAGATGTATTAGAGATTCAATAGGTAGACCTCCTCATTATGGTCCTCAAGATGTTACCGTGTCGCCTTTAAGAACAAAATCTACAACAACAAGTGGTAAATTAATTAGAAAAGAATATCAAGAATATCCAGCACACATACAATCATATTGGAATGATTGGGAATCTTTTGGTAGACAAGTTAACCAAGCTGAAGAAGCAAATGCTTGGTATGGTAACAAGGGTCCTATTCATTGGCCGTATAAACACTATACAGCAACATCTATGAATGATGATAACGTTTACAGACACATTGATAAAAACGGTGTATTATGGGGTATTAACTATCCTCAAAATGGTTTTCAACAAGATGGTTCTTATTACGCTTCATATTACGAAGAAATAAATTTAAGATGGAGAGATTGGTGGAGAAGTGAAGATTTAAACTATACAGGTTACAATGAAAATAGAGGCAGACATAGAAGTACGGTTAGAAAACCTTTAACAACACCTAGATGTGTTCAAATTCAAGAAGGTAGACAAGGTGCTTCATTACTATTTGATAACGGAGAAGTTTACACAAACGGTGAAAACTCAAATGGTGAAATGGGAGTAGGTCACGAGCAAGGTGATATGTATGGATTTATGAGAGTTTTAGGTTTAGAAGATGTTAAAATTATTAAAATGGCAGAAAGACAATGGTCAAACAACACTCACCACAAAATGGCACTAGATGATTCAGGTTGTGTATGGGTTTGGGGTTATAATGGTTACGGCGAGATTGGTGATGGTAGAACACAAAATAAACCAGCACCTTACAGAATACCATCAAAATATTTTGACAACGAAAAAATTATAGACATTGCTTGTACTGACCAAAGTTCTTATGTAAGAACAGCTAGTGATTCAATTTACTCTTTTGGTAGAAATGGTAATGGACAATTAGGTGATAATACTACAACTGACAAATACAGACCTATTAAAATGGCAAATTGGGATCCAAGTGCTAACAATGGTATCGCAGTATGGCAAATATCTGGTCAAGGAAATAACGTTTGGGTTACTTTACTAGACGGAAATGGTTATACTTGGTTTACAGGTCATAATGACTATGGTAATTCAGGTGCAGGTAACACATCAAATTTAAGTCAATTAACTAAAATTGAAACATCGCCTAACGGTGACTTTGTTGATATATGGACTATGTATTGGAATGGTTATAAGTCTTGTTTTGGTAGACACAAAGACGGAACAATGTATGGTTGGGGTTATTCAGGTAGTTATTACAATCTTGGTACAGGTCAAACTGGTAACCAAACATCACCAACGCAAGTTCAAAACGTAAAAAATTGTAAAGAAATTTCTATATCTTGTAGTTATTCAGATTATGGTAGAAGTTTTTGGGTAGAAGATAGTGGATTGGCTTGGTGTTATGGTCAAGATTCTAGAAATGCAATGCTTCATCCGGTTGCAGGTAGTAATTACCAACAAGACGGTTCAAATTACTATCCATTTAGATGGTGGACACCTGCTGGTGCAAGAGTTAGAAATATGCACATAACAACAGATGACCAAGGTTCAAGTTCATATGCAGGTGGTTATAGATTTACAGATGAACACGGAAAAATTTATCATTGGGGAAGAAATAACTGGTGTACTGGTCACAACTGGTGGACACACGGTTGGACTTCAACAGGTGGTTATGCATATAACCAGGGACACGGAAGATAATATAAATAGTATTAATACTAAAGGAGAAAACTAAAATGGCAAAGAAAGTGTTTAAAGTCAAAGAAATCGCTCTTGAAGCTGATTATGTGGCACCAGTCGTATCAAGCGGTAATGGTCCTCTTTCACTTCAGACTATGGATAGTTATGCTTTCTTTTCTTATGACGATTCGGAAGTTACCGTTGACGCTAGTGGTACTAATGCAAGTAAATATGGTGTTAAAGTTCTTGACGCTTCAGACGCTGATGATTTAGCAGATATGAAAGCATTGAGACACACGGTATCAATTGCAATGGAAGTCGCAAGAAAAGTAGAAGATTTTGAAGCAGAATATCCAAAAGTTGTGATTTATGACGCAATAATTAATGATGTTTCAGCAGTTAAAACAGCAATTGAAACATTAAAAACAGATGTAAACGCTATATACGCAAACTACGGTTTACCGGCTATAGCATAATAAAATAAAAGGTTAAACAAAGATGGCTTTTGAATTAAACGAATTTAAACTTAAATGGCAAGGTCCTTGGAGAGATAGAACAGCTTACTCCAAGAATGACATTGTTATGTGGAAAGGAAAATCTTATAGATGTATAAGAGATTGTCCTATCGCATATACATTGTCAGGTGATTTCCTAGTTAACACAAATAACTATTCTATGGACCCAATGAGATTAGTCCAAAAGTCTTTTAGACCTGACAATCCAAAATACTGGCAATTATTTTTACGTTCAACAGATGATATTACAGAATGGGAATTTTGGAGACAATATGAGCCAGGCGAAATGTGTTCAGTTGGTAGAAAAATTTATCAATGTATAAAAAGAACAAGACGTTATAATACTTGGGTTGAAGAACATAGAGGTGAGACAAGTGAATATTGGATAAAAATTTACGAATCACCATTTGCATATCCAGACAGAAATAGAACCGTATCGTACACTAACAGGACTCCTTTAGGTTGGAAGTACAATATGGGTAGAAATGCTAATGAAATGTGTACACACTATTCATTAGGTGTTATAATGTCAAACGGTGACGCAATGCGTTGGGGTGGTAATGATGATACCGGAATGATGGGGAATGGTGACGGAACGAGTGGCTCAGGTAGAACAGGTAGACCACATATGACAGGTTTTACAAATATTGACTGGAGAACATCAACAGATAATAAAGATGTTGCAAAAGGCCACGAATTTACAGGTCATATGGTAACACCAGACGCTGACGCTCCAAGATGTATTCAATGGTGTACAGGTCATAACTTTAGTATTTGGTTAATGAATAACGGTGAAGTTTATACTTCAGGTTACAATGGTCACTATCAATTAGGTTACAACGAGGGTAGTTCAACAAACTCAACAAATAGAAATTATACAAACAGAGTATCAGCAAGTGATACGGTTGATTGGTTAGGAGATACAATACGTTCTTTTAACGATACAAAAATGGTAAAAGTTGGTACAACTTCTCAAGGACACCAATCATCTGGTAAACAAATTTGGTCATTAGGTGAAGATGGTTCAGTTTGGATTTGGGGTTATAACAACCAAGGTCAAGCTGGTTTTGGTAATCCTAGTATCAATAACTCAACTGATACAACAGGTGGTTCGCCTTACTCATTTTCATTTTATTCAGGAAATATAAGAAGACCAATTAAAATTCCTCAACAATTTTTTAACAACAAAAGAATTATTGATATGTGGGGCTCAGGTAACGAAGAAATGTATTGGCACGCCCTTGATGAAGACGGTTACTTATGGGCTTGGGGACAAGACGTTTATGGTTGCCTAGGAGTTGGTATGAATTCTCATACTTCTCAAGGTACTTATTACTACACAATTCCAAGAAGAGTTGAAATTAATTGGAATCAGTATGGTGGTATGAAACTAATTCAACATTGGTCTTATGACGGACAAGGTCACGCAGGTACTTGGGTACTAGATGGCGAAGGCTATATGTGGTACACAGGTTACTTAACAAACGGACAAGTTCCAGGTATGTATGGTATTGGTGATAACAATACTGCTTATCAAGCTGAGTTTAGAAGAGGTGATTTTCACTTAAACGGTGATGTTGATGAATTCTGGTGTGGTGGTGATGAAAACAAATGGATGTACATTAGACAAAAATCAACAGGTATGTTATGGGTGAATGATGGTAACTACGGAACATATGGTACTAGAGGTTCAAGAGTACAACAAGGTTACTGGTATCAATCAGGCGGAATTCACGGAATGTTTTCTCATTTAAGAGGACCAAAATACGTAAGATATATTCAAGGTCAAAACTCTAATAGAGGTGATGGTTCATACATTTATGACTCACCTGGTATATTAGATGAAGATGGTGGACTCTGGTATGGTAATAATTACGGTTATAGATACTTTCCTTCATTATCAAATGATAATCCTGATAATAATGATGACGGTTATCAAATGGATATGTCTCAAGGTTTTGAATCTAATGCTGAAAACAGACATAGAAAAAGAAGAGCTGTACAACCTTGTAATAGTAAAATTGTGGACTTTGGTTCATACGGTTATCCAACGGTGATGAATTATTACTTTAGAGACCAAAATGGTAAATTATATACATCAGGTTATCAACCAAATAACCAAACATATATGTTTTCAATGATGCCCTACCGTTATCAGTCAGCAACTGGTTCATCTTGGGGAAGTAATAACTATCGTGCTCATATGGCTTCATCGCCAGGTGATTAATAAATAGTTTTTGACTATTTTTATTATGGAGTTAAAATGTACAAAACGAAACAAAACTATTTAAAATTTCAATCTCACGATATATTCGGCGATAAATTTCAATCATATCCAAAAGAAATGCAGGCAACATACTGGTATCAAGTATGGTGGATTATCAATCATTTTGAAACAATGATGAATAGTGTTGATTTTGAACATCACAATCAAAGAAATATATTAAGAGACAAGTGGGAAAAATTATGGCCGTTTCAAATTAGAAACTATACAATTGGTGGTGCACCTGCTATGCCTAAAATGCCTCACACGACAGACTTAATTCATAAGTTAGGTGAAGATTATAATTTTAATACACCGGCAATGTTGCTTAATAGAACATTTTGGAAAAAAGATTGGTTTTCTTATCAAGTTATATATGGTTGTACCATTGATTTATTTAAACAAGTATTAAAAGTTAGTGATGAAGATATAAAAGCATTTTTAAAACCATTAGCAGATTATAAACGAAAAGATTTTATATTACCAAGAATACGTGTTGTTAGTGGATTTGTATCATTAGCTGATTACTTTATGAAAACTAAAGATATGTGGATACAAACAAAAGAGTTTGGTGACTGGAGAGAAAAAGATAATTTAAGAAAAATAGAAGAATTTAAAAAGTATGGCGAAGTTTCAGATGAAATACCTGA